AAAACTTGTGATCTGTTTATTAACAACTGATTTCAAACCTATTTCTGTAGCATCACATTTATAACTATTAGTAATAATACCAATAGCACATTTTTGTATGATTAAAGTTTCAAAAGGATCATGAGCAGATTTAACATTTTTAACTTGAACTTCGCCAGGTTCAGTAATTTTAAATGTAAACTGTTTAGTTTTACCTTTTTCCCATAAGCCTTCGTCACTACTAATTAAAATACCTTTAGCCGTTCCAATTAAATACTGTTCGCCTATAGCTAATGAATCATCTGTATTTTCTCTATCAGAATTAATTGACGAAGCTACATCTTCAGCACCCCAGTCACTAAAATTATCAAATTCTTCGTTCGGATCAAAGTTGGCAATTTGAAAAGTTATTTTATCATTTTTATCAACATTTCTTGTTTTTCTAGTTGTATTACCATTAAAAGCAACTATAGCTTGATAACGAGGATAGTTAGTTTGAACCTTTTGTCTTTTTAATTTAGTTTTGGTTTTTAAGTCAGAATCTAATTGTTCTGGCATTAAAATTAATTCATAAGGCAGCATGAACTTCATACTGTTTGGAACAGGGTTATAAACACCAAAAACATTTTGTGTAGAAGGAGTGCGAGTGCCACAGAAAGTATCATCAACAAACGCTCCAGCTTTATCATTATCAACAAGAGGTAAAGCAACATCATCTGATCTTGTATTACCATTTCTATCTTTTTCTACTTCTAACGTACCTTGTGAATACTTATCTCTTGCATTTTTAAACTTACCATCACCATTTGCTCTTCCATCATAAAAATATAATCTGAACTTACCTTCAGAATAATTTTTTAAAAGTAAATCTCCAATTGCAAAACCATTAAACTCAGGGGCACTTTCAAGCTGTCCAGAAGATAAATTAAATATTGCTTTTATCTGTTGACCTTTACCTAAACTTCTCATTTGTGACCAAAGAAGCTGTGTGTTTACTCTGATGCCACCAAACTTTTTCTTATCTATAGTTTGAAACTTTGTAAAGACTAAGGGAATGACAGCACCTAACTCTGCAAGCTCTTGTACAGAATCAAAACCAGATTGAGGGGCAAATCGTCTTACACCCTGCTGCCCTGGTGTTGTAAGACTTGCACTGGCAGCTTTGGGTGCTTTAGGTTTTGGAGTGAGAAAATAAGATACAGCAGTTAATATTAAACCAACAGCTATTTGAGCTAAAGTATTACCTCCTATAGCAGAAGTAAACAAAGCTACAGCAGGACCATTTACTACATAAGGAATATTGTCATACTCCTTTGGTCTATTACCGTTAAAACTTGATGTATATTTTAAAAATTCAAAATACTCTTCTTCACTAATACCTAACTGCTGACAAAGTTCCTGCTCGAAGGGTAATAATATTTTTCTATAGCCAAGCTGTCTATGGGGTTCCATCGAACCACCTGCTCTCCGCAATTCAGCCATCCATTTTCCCAGTAAACAGCAAGACCATATCCAATACTAGATTTGCATAATGCTACTGTACCTATTTTAAACTCATTTGTCTCGTTTCCCCAATTTTCTAATTGTTCTTTAAATATAGAAAAATCTTTCCGTCTTACTCTTCGATACCAATCCCTTGTAGGTTCTGGTGAATTAATCCCATAATGCCTTAAAACTGTACGAGCCAAAGATAAACAATCTGCGGCATGATGCTTGATAGGATCAGCACCTAGCCTATATCGTAAACCAATAAGCTGATGTGGTTTCATAAAGTTTGAATGTTACCAGTGCGAGGTAAAAATCCAACTATATTCTCTGAAAAAACTCTATTGGGAGCAGTCGTTCCAACCGCATCAATAGAACTGCTTAGTAAAACTTCTATTGTTGTAGCGTCATAACCAAAAGAAGCTAAAAGCCAATGTTCTGTTGTTAAAACTTGACTTACAGTAAAATTTTCAGTCATCTTACAAACTTGTACAACAACATTACATTTATCCTGTAAAGCTTGTTTTACATGATTCATTGCAACAGAATTATTGGAGAGAATTATCTGAGCTTCTAAGTTGTCACCAGATTTTGTTTTTGCAGCACCTTGATATATAAAAGGTAAAAAATTAAACTTCACTCCATCTTTCGTTATTTGATTTGATGCAGCAGTTGTTGTGTTCATATCACCTCTGACACTATTTTGAAAATGCTTATGACCACTAGGATCTGTAGGATTTTCAAGTTTAAGAAAAGTAGTTAGATATGTAATACTCATAAGCCTAATGATGCACGTTGACTACGAGAATTTCTTAATGCTGAAATAGCTTTTGTCTTGCCAGCTTCACCACCTTGTCTTGCAGCAGTATTAATTATTTCAGGCACAGCAGATTTTGGAACGTATTCATCTCCATTGAAGTTAAGGACAGGACCAGTATATTCAACAATTGTATTACCAGAAGAACCTGCAACTGTACCAGACGCACCAGAACCACCTGGAATAACAGCACCACCTCTGGCACCTGCGGAGTATCTAGCCATCGCTCCATCCATCTTGGAGGACGGAATAACGTATTCTGGTTCACCACCTTCACCAATCATTCCGAGAGTAGGAGAACTGACGACTCCACCGTATTGAAAAGCCTTGAAACTACCAGAACGAAGGTAGCCACCTTGTTCTCCAAGGAATTTATCAAAAATTTTACCAAAACCTCTATTTAAGAACAATGAAGCTAGTTGTCTAGCTATGCCTGATAATGATTCACTTAATGTTTTTGTACCATCTATAAGACCCATTACAGCATCAGTCATTCCTGTTGATAATAAATCTTTTATTTGTTGCTGTAGATTTAACTGTTCTGTAAGAGCATCACGTTGCTTAATTTGTTTTAAAATATTAGTATCAGCTAATTGTAAATTTTGACCTTTTAATTTATTTTGTTCTGCGAGTATTTCTTTAGCTTCTTTTTCTTGCAAAGCAGCTTTACTCCCTATTTGTAAAGATCTTTCAAGAAGTTTTGTTTCTGCTTGTAAATCGTCAAGCTTACTAAGATTAGTAGGACGAATATTGTTAAAAGCATTTCCAGTGCCTTCTCCATCTGTAGTTTGTGGAATACCCAAAAACTCTGGTAATTTATCTTTTATAATTCCTTTAGAACCCTCAGTTAATCTTCTAAAAAACTCTCCTCTTTTTTCTGTATTACTCAGAACAGTTCCAGGAATAGGAACACCCATTACCTTGCTTGAAAGATCTCTTAAAATATCTCCTTCTAATTTACTAAAAGCCTTTGGATCTAATTCATCAGCTTTTTTTCTAATTCTTACTCCATCCAATGAATTTACAAATTTAGTCGCTAATTTTATTAGTGTTACAGCTACAGGAACTACATCTGCCTGTAATTTTAATACTAATTTTGCAACTGCCTCATCTAACGCATCAAATGATGTATCTAATTCTTTAAGATTGTTTATGCCTATTAATCCAATAGTTTTTGCAAATTCTTTTTGTACTAAATCTAATGCCTCACTTTTTCTGCCTACTTCAATCAATGCCTCTATTTGTTTTTGTGTAGATTCACTTACTTGAAATCCTGCATCTCTTAACTTCTGTAAACCTTCTGTTGGATCTTTTAAAGCGTTACCTACTTCTCTTGCACTATTAGCAAATTGTGTCGCTGAAGATGCTAAAGCTGTAGCAGCAATAGACCCTGCAAATCCACCACCAGGGCTTGCTGCCTCTCCTAAAGCCCCACCAATAAATCCAGGTATAGCTTGTGTTATACCTCCCCCAAATAACAAGGGAAAACCACCACCAATCAAAGCACTTTGACCAATACGCTGTCTTCGTCTTTGTCGTTTTTCAGAAGCAACTAAATTACGTTGAGTTTCATTATTAATTTGTTTTGCTAAAGCTAACTCTTCTTTTTGTATTCCAACGCCTATCCTATTAAGATTATTTTTTAATTCATTTTTCTTTATTATACCTAAAGAGGAATCATTAATTCGTTGTAATATATTTGCTCTCTGTTCTTCTATAGCCTTAATTTGATTTGCATTACTTCTAGTTTTTTGTGGTTTTGGTTCTTTTTTTGGCTTTTTAAATTGTGTTTTTTCTAAGGCTTCATTTACTTGAACTATCTTTTGAGATAATTGTTCAAACGCTGTGCTATTGATTTTAACTGTATCTCTAAGTGCATTTAATCTTGACACATAATTATTCAAACCATCTATAGATTGAGTAACATCTTCATTTAGTAAACTTGTAACTAAATCTCCAGTACCTCCTTTTTCACCTCTTCTGCCAAGACTGTTTGCTTGATCTCTTAATCTCTTGTTTCTATCTTGGAATAAAGCCTGTTCACCTCTTTGTACAGCTTGAAGTGTAGATCTGTATTCTGAATTACTTCTTGTTAAACCTTTTAATCTATCTCTAAGTGCTGAAACCTGTGTACTGATTTTATTAGTAGAACCTGCAAAACCTCTTTGTGCTCCATCGGCTTTAGATAATTTTTGCACATATTCATTTAAAGCTGTATTTGCCTTATTTAAAGCTTTAATAGATCTTTCAACTCCTTTTGATACTAAGACGTTTCCATCTTTATCTGTTGGAATTTTTCGTTCTCCAGTAGCTGTATTTCTTCCTGTACCTCTTATATTTCTTGATCTTGTTCTTACTCTTCCTAAATTTATAGATGTCTGACTTAATTTTCGTGCCTTTCTCTGTATAAGACCTAAACCTTTAAGTATTCTTTTTATAGATTGCTCAAATTGTTTTGTGTCACCAACCAGTAATACCGTTTCTTTATATGGAGCAGCCACTACTTTTTTTATTACTGTTGTTTATATCTTAAAGCAAAATATGAATTTTACCTACGTCTTTTTATCTTTTGCATTTCTTTTTCCTGATCTTCATTTAATACCTGAAAATATGCACTCCAACCTAACACTTCTTCAAGAGTCATTTTTCTAACATCGGATAAACTCATTCCCAACTCTTTTGCTATACCAAACTGCAACATCATTAAGTTATCTTTACGCAGTTCAGCACTTAATCTTTTGGGTCAATAGGTTCTTCTTCCTCCTGAATAATACTTAGCATTAACTTTTGTAAGTCACTATCTCTCACTTCATTTTTTAAAATATCAATCTCACCAAGTTGGAACAATTTTTCACCAGTTTCATCCTGTGCTTTTGTTAACAATAAACGTAAAGCAAATTCATTCGTATCATCACCTTTAGCCATTTTTAAAGCTCTTTCCTTTTCAGCAAGAGTTAAAGGTGTTACCCACATTTCAAAAACAGTTCCATCAGATAAACTAACTTCTTTTTTTGTTGCTTCAAGGTTTGCAGCTTTACGCAAACGATCAATCGCTCGCATGGTCTTGTTTGATGCCATAAATTATATTTATTTACTATTATATTATATTATTTCTATATAAAATATCAATAATTATGATTTAGATAAATCAAATGTAGGCTGTGCGGAAGGTCTGAACTCTACATTCACTGATTGTGGATCGTCAGGGTTAACACTGAATCCAGCAGATGTTAATGTCGCATCAAAACTTATAAAACGACTTAATGTGTCGCTAACAGTACCGCCAGAAAACACCTGATCTATATAAAGCTTAAATGAAGCACCCACCTGTTGTCTTTGTAAGACGTCCTTAATCATTCTATTGGCAAGAGTTGTATCTTCATCTGTCATATAAACAGTTGCAGAACCAGAACCATCACCAAAACCTGATATAAATTTTCTAAATGGAACAAACTGTCCTGGTGTTCCTCCAATAGTTGTTACATCAATCTCATCTCTAGTAATCTCAAAAGTCCATTCTCTAACCTGAGAAACACTTTCATGAGCACCATAAGCTATTTGAAATACGTTTGGAGAAGCAGCAGTTCCAGTATCTGTAATATCAACAGCAGAACCACCATTGGTAGCAGAAACTGTTAGTGCTCCTGTTGCAGCAGTATAAGTTTTAATAAAAAAGGTATCTGAAGTAGTCAGGCCAGCAGGTAAAGTGCCTGTACCAGCAGCACCTGTCTGTGAATTAACAACAGAGAATTTAACAGGATCTCCTGCTTCAAAATTTAGAAAAGGATCGATTGTAATTGTTTCCGTACCGATAGTAACGTCACTTGAGTTAAAAGTTCCAATAGTACCAGCAGGTTTATAGTAAAGAGCACCAGAGGTACCAGATAAACAAGTAGCTGCCATAACGTAAATGAAAGACCTAATTATAGGTTAGCAGATTTTGGTGATTTGTTTAGCTTAAGACAGTAGCAACATAAGAAGTATCTATCCTTCCTTCAAATAAAGGAGGACTTTCTGTTGTAGAAAAAGATGGACCTTGTATGTTTCCAGTTTTAAAATAAACACCAGTATTTGCTTTTGCAGTATTATTTAAAGTTTCTAAAACATTTACAGCAGTGGTAACAAGAGTTTGATTTCTTGCTGGTCCTTTACCTTTTTCAGAATAAACACGAATGATAATTGCACCTCTTGCTGTATCAACACTGGAAGTAAGGGTTACCTCATTTGTAATTCCAAAAGTAATATTTACTCGTACATATTCTGTAATACTTCCAACTGGTGCAGCAGTAATATTATCAAAGAAAACAGGAACAGAAGGTGATAATCCAGAAAATGCTGTAAGCATAGGATTTTCAACGGCTGCTCTAATAGATTGATAATTCATTTTGTTTTAAAACCTAATTTAATTCCTCTTGTTACTGAATTACGCAAAGCACCACCATCAAGATAAGTTTTGTACCAATCTAACGGAGCAGTTATTTGTGAACCACCTGCTCCCAAAGCAATATCTCCTCTTAATGTTTCTACCTCGTGATCTCTAGTTCCAGATTTAGCATCTCCTAAAGGACTTCTTCCTTTACCTGATCTTGGAAAATTTGGCCTAAAAAATTTACCTTTTTGCAAATCCATTGCATAAGGTGCATAAGAAGTTGAATTACTTATTTCTATTTTTTTTACTCTACTAGCAACTTCTTTACTAGGTTCTAAATTCGGAATATTACTAATATTATATGGGTAAGAACCTTTAGAGCCTGGATCAATTCCACCACTAATAGCTTCTGCTTGCCAATTATTTCTAAAAGTACCATCCCAATAAGGACCAGCTTTAGCTAATTCATTCATTACGATTACGGTTGCTTCTCTTAATCCTTGATTAAATTTTTCAATAACTTCAGGTTTTAAAGATCTGGCATCCCTTCTTTGTGTTCCAAAATATCTTCTTCCACGAGAACTAATAGTTGGTTGTGAAACATCTCTTACTTTATATGTACTGCCATCAGATAATTTAATTTCTTTTGCCATTACTGCACCTTAACTGATAAAGAATGATATACAGGTGAATCACCTCTATATGTTGTTACTGATGTAATCTTACCTTCTACTGTAGAACCTGACTGCGTATATTGAACACGATCTGCCTGTGTAGGATAATAATCTCCCAACTCATTAGCACCGATCAATACTCTTACATTTGTAGATTGCATCGTTCCATCATTCTCTGAAGAATTT